GTTATCGTGCCCTGTTCGCCAGTGGTAAGCGTTGCCCCGTACAGGTTCGCGTTTGTCATATTGCATAAAACGGTAGCACTCCCCCCGTAGCCGCTGTAAGTGGTAAGCGTTGTTCCCTGCCCTATGCGGCAGTCCCCGGCCCGCTGGCGTATCGTGGCAACTGTGCTTGTTGAGCCGTGCACAGCGGCAAAGCCTACGCTGCCGCTTTCGACACTTAGGGTTGTTAATGCGCTGCCGATTAAATAGAGACCATATAGCCCTGTTCCTGGGCTGGTTGCTGTCGAGATAACACGCGGGGCAATGCTAGAAGCGCTTAAATCTATATAGCTAACACCCTCCCCGGCGAACTCAAAGAAAGTGCAGGTCAACTGCAAGTCGCCCGTCTTGGTGCCCATTGCGCCGCTATAGCCCTTTTCTACTACTACGTCGGCAAGTGCAGTTCCTGAAAAGTTGTAGGCTGCAACTGGGTTAGAGTAGGCCGCAACGAACCGGATAGAGTCGCTGGCACTTGGCACGCTGCCCCCGCTCCAGTTCGCCCCCGTGTTAAATGCTGTCGATGTTGTGCCTAACCAAATCAAGTTTGCCATTATATCATTACTCCCTGTCCGTTTAGTTTAAGCGGTGCCCAGTCCGTTTCCTTGTAAACTCCGTAAACCAGATAGACAGGCGGGTGCCCTACTTTAAGCGGCATACCGTTTCCGTCCAGATTGACTGGTTCGCTAGGTGTAAAGCCTGTTTCCGTGTTTACTATTGGCTGTGCCTGCCCTAAAAATTCTGGTATCGAATTAGACTCTCTGAACTCTAGGGCCATCGGGTCAAACTCCGTTGTCATACCGTAGCCCCTGTCCAGCATTTCAGCACGCCAGCCAAACGTTGTGTCAACGTGGAACTCGTAATTGACCCGCCAATATATAACGCCCTCTTTGATTCTGCGCGTTGCTCCAATGGTTTGCATTTTGGCAGCAAAGGCTGGTACATCCATATTGAAGCCACGAAACTTTACCTGGAAAGCGTTAAGATTCACTGAGTCGTTATAGTCAAACACCTTGTTTGCATCGAATGCCATTTCATTACGCGACAGGTTAACAGAGACGCGGCTATAGTCGATTTCCGGGGGTGGATCGAAAGCAACGTTACAGCTATTAGTTACAGGCGAGCCAGTGAACAGCCCGGCGACCGTTCCAAGTTTGCGCGCGTCATTTTGTACCGCAGGCCCAGACCTGAAACCCTGCTGTTGTAGCCCCATACCTACGCCAGACTGTATTTTACCCAGGTAAGCCGCCCGCACAGCAGGCCGCGACATTTGAACAAGGCTAATTTGAACGTCTATCCCTTCGTGGTCAACTTCTTCTACCGGGTTTCCTTCTTCGTCTACCGCAGCATCTTTTGCTTCTTCGTCCTCTTTGCTGGTCTTGGAGCCATAACTAGCGGTAGCGCGCCAGACGTTTTCTCCCAGGGGCGTAACGCTCACACTTTTACAAACGGCTGCCGGGTGCGAATCGTTGCCCGCTGTATATAGAGAACCCTTCAACGGTAGCCCGCAGTCCTCAAGTATAAATCGCGGGCCGTCTTGCTTGTCATCTACTCTGATAACGTACTGAACCGAAAAGTCATCTACTAGCGTTCCCTTGGTTTTCGTGCCTGTCCACCCGTCGTGAATGATTGCAGAGTCTACAAACGCCATTATATATTTACCGCGACAACAGCGGCCCCCGGTTCTGTCTTTCGGTCGATAGATGCCAAGATAACATTAGTCTGCCGCTGCTCGTCAACTTGCCGCTTCTGTGCGTCTTTCATTTCTTTCATGTGACGATCGCTAGAACGTATCGCACTAAAGGCGGCACTGGTGCCGCGTCTTACACCGCCAACAGCCCCGCGAGGCTTGGCCAGTTTATCGGTTTGCTTGTTTGCTTCTTTGAGGTCTTTGACTGCGCCGCCCAGGGCTTTGTTATACGTTCCCCAGCTGATGGCCCCGGCCTCTATTAGTCGGTTTAAGTCTGCTACCTTTTCTTTGAACTTCTCCTGGGGCGTCATGAATTCCCGCGTCAACGCTTCCCCCTGCTTTTTAATTGCGTCGACAGCCTTTGCCTTTTCGTCTGCTATGGCTTTTTCTTTTTCTAACTGGTCATCCAGAAGGGGCGTGATTTCCTTTTGCTTCTCTAGTCCTTCAATGCGCCACTTGTCCTTTTTCTTCTTTCCAAAAATCATATTCCAGATTTTCTTAGGCCAGCTCAGTAGGCCTTTTGCAATTTTCACCACCCAGGTAAACACGTTCGCTAGCCCTTTAAGTACCGGGGCAATCGATATGGTGAATTGCCGCCACGCCCCCTTGATTGCTATCTTTGTATCTGTCCACGCATCATTAGCTGCCTCAATTGCTGCTATATCTGCGCGGCCCATTACCCCGTTTAGTTCGTCAAACTTTTTGCCCTGTTCTTCTATCGCTTCGCTGCCCTGTCCTAGCATGTTTATCATGTTGACGCCCTCTCGCCCAAATATCTGGTAGGCAACGCGGGCCTTTTCTGCGGGGTTCTGAATCTTTTTTATTGCGTCAGCCAATACCATCATTTGTTTATCGGGGGATTGCTGGGCCAACTCTGCCGCGCTAATGCCTAAGTCATCCAGGGCTAGTTTAGCGGTTCCCATACCGTGGGCGGCTTCAGATAACCCCCGCTGCATTTTTTCTAGTGACTTGTCAAATCCAGCAGCCTCAACGCCCGCAAGTGAAGCCGAGTAACGCAGCCGCTCCAGTTCTTGCACGCCGATTCCCAGCTTGTCGGCTGTCTTGCCGAGTTTATCGAGTTCTGCCATCTGGTCTTTGACGCCTGCTAGTGCCTTAGCAAACGCCATAGCAGCCCCGGCTGCCAAGGCCATCTTGCCCAACATGCTCTTAAGGCTAAACTTTTTTGCCCCTTGCTGCATCTTGCCCATGTCACCGCCAGCCGTTTTCATGCCCTTAGAAAACGGTTTAGTGTTAGCGGTTATGTTGGCAACTAAAGAGCCGAGATTTGCAGCCATTTACTTATTCCCAAACATTGCAGCCATCTGTGATTCGTGCGCGGCTGCGTCAAACTGTTTTGTCTTTTTATGTCCTGTCCCGAAGTCGGGCACAAAATGGTCTAAGTCTACCAGTTCACTTTCGCGGGTTGCTACCAGATTGCGAACTATCGCGCACAGGTAGCTGGTTTGTAGCCACTCATCACCAAACGGTTCCAAACGGTAGTAGGCAATCCATTCTGTGAATAACTCCGCGGGTATCTGTTCGAGTAAACTATCAACGTCCCAGGTGCCGACAGTAACCGCTAGGCGGAAGGCGAACCGCCTTTTTTCGTCGGCCTTGAGTTTTTTTCCAGTACCTCTATTTCGTTATCTGCGAATCCAACGTGCGACATTGCTGCATCGAATAGCTGGCTAGTAACCGCGCCGTCCAGTTCTCCAAGTTCGCCAATGTCGTAATCATCCAACAGCGGCCTATGCGTTGCCCCGTCAACTAGCGTTGCAATCAATAACAATCTACGGCTGTTATCTTTAACGTTTCCATCTTTGTTTAGAACTTGCTTTTCAAAGTTGCTTTTCTCTGCTTCGCTTAGGCTTTGAAACGTGAATTCTAAGCCGCCAACCTTAACGGTTGTGTAACGCCTGCTCTTGCATTTAAAAAGGCTCTCTTTTGTTGCTGCGCTCACTGGTAGTCCTCCGGGTCTGGTGGTTGTGTAACAGAACTAGGCCGCCCGTAACGGGTTGTTACTTCGTCCCTAACTCTAAGAATTACGCCTTCTTCATAGTGTCGAATCATTGAAACGGGGCGCCCCGCAGTCGTCCCGCAATACCCGGCGTGTAAGCCGTTAAGCCTAATCATACGCTGATCGGGCACAGCTGGCACCATCTCGCCGTCGACGCAAACCCGCGCCGGGTGGTCCTCAAAGGTAATTTGCATTAGCTGCCAGCCGTGAAAGCGAATCCACTGGAAACGCCTGTACCCTTAATTGTCATTTCAACTTGCATAATCTCGCCCATTTCAGCATCGGCTGCTTTAACGCTGACAACACGCCCGCCAAAGACTACAGTACCGCCGCTACTGCCGCCGGGCTTAATTGGGTAAGTAATGGTCACAACTTCGTCAATTGCCGCGCCGTAGTCGTGAGCAATATCAGGCAGGGCAGCGTCAGAGTAGGCCACAATGCTAATTTCGCCAATCTCGGCCAAGTCATCGACCATGAAACGCTTTCGACCTGTGTGCGCCAACTCTGTAATCTCTATCACGTCTTTTGTTACTTCCAGGCCGCCAATAGAAATTATGTCGCCGGTAAAGCTGGTTGTTCCGAAGGTTACTGTAGCGCCATTGCCTGTATCTGCCATATCTAAGTTCCCTTAAAAAGTTGGTATTGTTTCTATAACGTGAATTCTGAACCTTAGCGTCGTTATATGTTTGCCGCTGTCGCTGTCGTCTGTCGGGTGCTCGTAGCTGTGCCCTGTGTCGTCTAGTGTGCTGCTTATTACTTCAACGCTTCCAGCGGTCCCCCGGTAGCCTTGGAGCTGCTGCCTTACCAAGTCGGCTAGGCTGTCGGCTTCTACCCTGGTTCCACTGTAGCAGGCGAATTCTAACATACATTCTTCAATGCCAGCCGCTGCCGCTAAAGTATGCACATGACTCGTATATAATTCAAGGTAAACCATAGCGGGCAAGCTATCGCCCTGGGCTAAAACGTCTGGCCTAATGCGAGTGGCTACAACATCGGTGATTGCCGATTTCGTCAACAGGTAGGTTCGTATGTTGCTGCCAGTGTTTGCCATGTTATTTCTTTTGTTTCTCGACTGCCGCAGCTAGTGCAGCGCGGGCTTTTGTCGTAACCTTGCTTCTAACTGCTGCTGTAGCGTTTTCGATGCCCTTTTGAAAGTAGTTGGTACCGGCTACCCGTTCACCGCTGGACG